GAGCGCGCAGGGATTCGAACCCTGGACCCCGTGATTAAAAGTGAAAATCAGCCATTTTTGTAAGCCTCTGATGCAGACACAGTTTTTCGTGTCTGCATGATTTTATGCCTGATTTTAGACGACTACTGTTGACACCCCGTGACATTTGCGAGACTCTCGCAGACATCCGAACCACGTTCGGGGTGCAGACATATTGCAGACACGAGGACCCCATGACCATTAGTGAAAAGGTCGTCGCCGCGCTCCCAATTCCGCCGAGCGGAAACAAGCTGCACTACTTCAGCGGCGCGACGCTGCAAGGGAAAAAGGCGCCATCCGGCTTTGCTGTCCGCGTGACGAGCGCCGGCACCAAATCATTCGTTTGGTTTCATCGGGTTGCCGGCAAACCCTACCTTGAGACGCTAGGTCGCTGGGACGAAAACTCCAAGGGCGGGGACTTGACCGTGCTGTCCGCGATCGTCGCCGCGGAGAAACGTGCCAAGGCCGTCCGCCAGACCGATGTCGACCCGAGGCCCGAGCGCACAAAACGGCTCGAGGAGGGCGATAAGCCGGCCGGCGAGACGGTCGGCGATCTGCTCGACAAGTTCGTGGCGCGCTACGTCGACAAGGATGCCGGGCTGCGCAGCAGCGCCGCCATCAAGCGCATCTTCGAGCGGCTGGTTAAGCCGGCCATCGGCAAGGTTGGCATTTACGGTCTGCGGCGGTCCCAGGTAGTCGAAATGCTCGACACCATCGCCGACGACCACGGCCCGGTCATGGCCGATCGCACGCTCGCCTACGTCCGAAAGGCATTCAACTGGCGGGCCATCAATGACGACGATTTCCACTCGCCGATCGTCAAGGGCATGGCTCGGACCAAGCCCAAGGAGCGCGCCCGGGCCCGTATCCTCTCGGATGACGAAATCCGCGATCTGTGGGCTGCACTCGACCTGCTCGACCCCGGCAAGGACGCCCCAGCCTGCTATCCAGCCTATATCCGCACCCTGCTGCACACCGCCACCCGGCGCGATGAAGCCGCTCAAATGCGGTGGGAGGAAATCGACGGCGCCACGTGGACCATCCCCGCCGCCCGGTACAAGACCAAGACCGATCATGCCGTCCCGCTGACTGACGCGGCTAAAGACCTGATCGGCAAGCGGCCGAAGGATTACGCAAAGCGCCCGTTCGTCTTTTCGACGACCGATGGCGCGAAGCCGTTTAGCGGCTACAGCAAGGCCAAGACTGCACTCGACAAGAAGATCGCCGAGCTCCGGGTCAAGGCCGAGCGCGACGCTATCGAGCCGTGGACCTTGCACGATTTGCGCCGAACTGCCCGCAGCCTCATGAGCCGGGCAGGCGTCCCGACCGATCACGCCGAGCGTGCTATCGGCCACGTCATTGCCGGCGTGCGCAGCGTGTACGACCGCCACGAGTATCTGGCCGAGAAGAAGCGAGCCTTTGAGGCACTAGAGACGCTGGTCGCGCAAATTCTCGATCCTGTTCCGAACGTGACGCAGATCGCCGGCAAGCGCCGGGCAGGGGCCTGACGTGGCGCGGCCCATCAACCCTGACGCCATCGCCCTGGAAAATGCGCCCCGTTCATTGTTGGCCGGGGCAAACCGCATCTATTTCGATCGGTTCGTCGGATTGTTGATAAATATTCGAACCGATTGCGACGCAACGACCGCGGAACTCGGCTTGACGTCAAACGATGATGGTCTTGCAGTGCTGACATTTCTCGCGAATGGCATGTTGGAAGCCGTGCGGCGCGAGAGAGAGGGACAGCAAACCACCTCGCCGCCACGCCGAAAGAGCGGCCAGCACGAAAGCACGAAACGCCTCAAGGAAGATTGGAAATCCATATATCAGAGAGAGAAAGAATTCCTGCGCGCAACGCCAACAACGCTGGCAAAATGGATTGCCGCGATCGAGGAAAACCTTCGACTTGGCACAACCGATTCAGGGGAAAAAATATCGCCGCAACTGGCGCAGCAAATTCGCGCGTATCGGGATCTGCTCGACCAACGGCGCGCGGCACTGAAAAGCGGGAAGATCGAAAGGCCGAGCATCCGCGAAGTTAAGACCAGACTTGCCGAGCATTTTGTCAAAACCGGACGCTATGGGAAGCCGCGAAAGGGCCACGACCCCCTAATCTACATCGAAGAAAAATACAAAAGAGCCCGCAGAGGCCTGCGCAAGCGGAAATGAATTTTGGGGTGCAAATACCTATTTGCATCACCTGCTAATTGCCACCTCGTATTAATTTCGGGTGCGGGCATTCTTACCCCAACGTCCTCGAAGGGGTTTGCAATGCAGCCAAAGTCCAACCTACTCGACGAATATTTTTCGCCTGAGGAGCTCGCCAGTGAGCTCAACGTCTGCACCAAGACGCTCGATCGTTGGAGAGTGCAGAGAACCGGCCCACCGATAACCAAGATCGGCCGCAAATCTTATTACTCACGCTCAGCTGTTGCCGCGTGGCTTCGCGCCCGCGAGCAGCGCAGCAATAACCGCAACGCCGGAGCGGAGGCAGCCGCATAAACGAGAACGCCGCCCCGGCAAGGGCGGCGCTCGTATTCTGGATCAGCAAACAAAGGATCAGCAGCAATGCATTTACTCCGGGCTTCCCTCCTGCGCAATGGGCGTTCGTCGTGAGCGAATGTCGGCGCCTTGGCGTGGCGTTAGACAAGATCGCGGGGCAGCCATGAGCGGCGCCCGGCTCGGTAAACTCATCCGATTGCTCAGCAGCGATCAGCCCGGCGAGGTTGCCGCCGCGGCTGGCGCCATCAATCGCGCGCTGAAAACTGCCGGGATTGATATCCACGAGTTGGCCGCCGTGGTCGAAAATCAGTTCGATCTGCCATTAGCTCCCCGACAACCAGCAACGAAGCGGCCGGCACATTCTGCAAAGACACCGGCACCCAAGGCGCGAGCATTCCATCCCTCCGCGCCATTTCAGATGGGCCAAGCCGTCATCTGTGACGAGCTGGACGGACTATTCCGCGCATGCCGCTGCGGATCGACCAGGTTCTCGGTCATGCGCGGCATCGGCCCGCATGTAGCACAGCTGCGCTGCGATCACTGCAAAACCGGCGGCCGCTGGCTCAGCCGTCAGCATTTCGGGGCGACGCCATGATGCACGCGCTTCCAGACCCGCGGGTCGACCATGCCAAGCATGTGCCGATCGAGGACGAGCTCGCCCGCCGCGGCGTCAAGCTGCGTGGCAAGATCGAACGCTCCGGGCCATGCCCAAAATGCGGTGGTGATGATCGGTTTTCCATCAATACCAAAAAGCAGATATTTCACTGCCGCGGTTGTGACACCGGCGGCGATGTCATCGCGCTTGTGCGGCACCTCGATGGTGTCGACTTCCCAACCGCCCTTACCACGTTGACCGGCGAGCCGGCATCAAAGGCAAACGGCAAGTCTCGGGCGCGTAATACCGCGGATGAACGTGAAGTGGGCGCGGCCAGATACGACTATCACGACGAGAGCGGCAAGCTGCTGTTTCAGGTCGGCCGCATTGAATACAAAACGCCGGACGGTTCCTACGTCCTCAAGAATGGCAAGCGCAAGAAATCCTTCCGGCAGAGACAGCCCGACCCAACCCAGCCCGGTGGATGGCGCAAGGACGTCACCGGCGTCCGCATCGTCCCGTACAAACTACCCGAACTCAACGAGGCCATCGCCCTCGAACATGAGATAGTAATTGTCGAAGGCGAAGCCAAAGTCGATCTGCTGAAATCCTGGAATGTGCCGGCCACCTGCAATGCGCAAGGTTCGGGTCAGTGGAAAACGGAACACAGCGAATTTCTGCGCGGCGCCAATGTGCTCATTCTGCCGGATAATGATCAGAAGGGCCGCGACCATGCCGATGTGGTGGGCGCTTCGCTCCAGGGCATCGCATCTTCGGTGCGCGTGCTCGATCTGCCCGGTTTGCCACCCAAGGGTGACATCATCGACTTTGCGAAGGCCGGCGGCACCGTCGAGCAATTGCACGATTTGATTGCCCAAAAAGCTCATCCATGGAAGCCGGCTCCGTCGGCCGACGATGAAGGGCGCGACCCGCACCCGGAGCTCGTCGACCGCCCGTCGCCACAGCAACGCAGCGACTATCCGCAACAGACAGCGGCCGCCGCCGACTTCCAATCGCCGGAATGGCCCGACCTGGGCAAGGGCGGCAAGCCGACGGCCACTTGCGCCAATGCACGCGCAGCAATTACCGCGCTCGGAATCGAATGCCGGTACGATGTGTTCCACGATCGAAAGCTGGTTGGCGGCCACGCGATCGAACAATGGGCCGGCGAGCTGAGTGATCACGCCTGCCACATGGTTCGCGTGCTCATCAAGGCAACCTACGGCTTCGATCCCCGCAAAGAAAATACTCATGACGCCGCAATCCAACTCTGCCTGCAGCGCCAGTTCGATCCGGTCCGCGACTTTCTCGACAGCCTTACATGGGATAGCAAAAAGCGGCTTAGCAATTGGCTGTCGAAATATCTCGGTGCCGAGGAGAACAGCCTCAATGATGCAATCGGCCGCCTGGCACTGGTCGCCGCTGTCCGCCGCGTCCGCCAACCGGGGTGCAAGTTCGACCAGATCATCGTGCTCGAGGGACCGGAAGGCACCGGCAAGTCTACCGGTATCGAAATCCTGGCAGGGCAGGAAAACTTTTCAGACCAAACAATCATTGGCCTCGACGACCGGCAGCAGCAAGAAGCGGTCCGCGGCGTCTGGTTATTCGAAATCGCCGACCTTGCCGGCATGTCAAAAGCCGATGTCGATCGAACCAAGGCGTTCGCCAGCCGCTTATCGGACCGCGCACGCCCGGCCTATGGACGCCAACGCATCGAGCTGCCGCGGCGCTGCGTTTTCTTCGCTACAACCAACAACGAGACCTATTTGAAATCGCAGACCGGAAATCGCCGTTTCTGGCCCGTCAAAACCGGCAGGATCGATCTTGAAGCCCTGCGCCGAGACAGAGACCAGCTTTGGGCCGAAGCTGCCCACTACGAAATGCGCGGCGCATCGTTGAAATTGCCCGAGGAAATGTGGGCCGAAGCTGCAGCCGAGCAGGACAAGCGTCGAGACCACGATCCTTGGGACGATATTCTGGTCAACGTCAAAGGCACCATTTTCGATGGCACCGACGCATCAGGCGTCCGCCAAGAGGAGCGTATATCAACTGCCGAACTGCTGACCCAGCACCTCAAGTTGCCAGCCGACCGCGCAAACGACATCGCTACCAAGCGGCTGAGCTTCTCCATGGCGCGACTCGGATGGAGCAAGGCGGTCATCCGCATCGACAGTAAGCAGCAGCGCGGTTTTTGCCGGAAAATTTCTGACCTGTGACGGGCTGTGACGGGCGGTACGGGCTTTCCCATGACTTCCCCCACGTACACTCTACCTACCTCCTACCCCTCCTTTTCCTAGACCTTTTTAAATATACCCGTCACACCCCGTCACACCCCGTCACAGGCCCATGAAATAAGGGTTTGTCGGTGTCACAGCAGCCCGTCACACCCCGTCACAAGTTCTCTGGTCAGCCCCCCGCGAGCTCGCCCGTTCTTGGTCGAATAGATATCCCCCCGGGCTCGCTGCTGTCAGCCGGCCCCCGTCAGCCGCCCGCGCGCGAATGCTCGCCAGTGAGGCGCCCATGGTCTTGGCTGGGCTTGCCATCGGGGTTATTGCCGACACAGTGCAGACACAGCAATGCAGGTTCGGCAGTAACGCCGGTATTTATTGCCTTTGCCAACGCTGGACCCTTTGATTGATTATCACGTGCCACCGTGACTTAGCGCGCGTCGCACAACACGTTAGCTGGCTTGCCGCTGTCATGGAGCGGCCGATCGGCAGCACCACCAGCAGCCACGGCAAGGCTTTACGCGCACGGCTAGTGAAATAACTATCACCGAGCAAAATACTAAACGCGCACGCACGCGCGAGGCGTTGTTGCTGCGCTTGATCCGGTCGGCGCAGTCCGGTCGGCGCAGTGCTAGGCGCGGGTTGGCTGCCCGATGGTCCTGCAGCCGGCTCAAATTATAGGGAAAGAGGGGTGGGGGGAGGGGGATTTGCCGCTCGTCCGAATCTCGACGTCGCCAATCCCCACAGCGCAGCCGCTCTCGCATTTTTGCGGCGGAGGCCGTGGCTGGAAATCTGCTGTCCTTCATTGTCCTTTATTGACCGGCTTTGACCGGTATGACGCGATGGCTGATTGTTTGTTTGATTCATTTTTAGCTAGCTGGCGGTGGATAAGCTAAAAAATAACTTGGTTGTTTGTTGCAAAATGTTTTGTTGGAAAATGCGAATTGGTCTACTGTCTGTCAAATGGCGGACATGACATGGTGACCAACAAATCATCGACCAAACGCGGCCGGCGCCTATCGGTCCGGCTTTCGGAATCTCTAATCGTCGAATTGGAGGCTACCGCGGAGCGTGAGCACCGGCCGGTTTCCGATTATGTTCGGGACTTGCTGATCGATGCCGTTGCGGCGCGCATGGTTCAAAACGAACAATCAACCGCAGGAGCGTGACATGGCAGACGCATCGACCAAAGTCCGGACCGACCGGGCGGCCGCTGAGCGTAGAATCGCAGCGCTTGAGGCCAAGCGGGCGAGGCAGCTTCTCGAGAGTGACATTGCCACGGTCGACCAGACAGACGCCGCGATTGCAGCTGAGAAGCGTGTCATCGCCATCCTCGTTCAACGCGAAGCGGCCCTTGCCCGTGCTGATCGAAAACAAGCCCGGAAGAATCGCGAAGCCGACCGGGCGGCCGCTTTGAAAGTCATTGCCCCGATATTGGACCAGCGCACCGCATGGGCAACCGAACTGCAGGAGGCGATCAAGCGTGTGGTGTCGCTGTACGACCAGATCAACGACAAAAACCAAATCCGGAACGCATGGCCGTTCTCCACGCCGGATTATTTCTCGTTCGGGCTCGATAATCTCGGGGTCGAAATCTTGCGGTCGATCCGAGATAGCGGCGGCTACGACATGCTGCCCGGTCCTGTGCGCCAGGCAATCGCCCAGGGCGGCAATGGGTTCACCCAGGCGCCCGCCGATGGCCCGCGCCCGCCCAATGACTTGCCGGGCAAAGTGGCAGCCAACGCGACGTTCATTTTGAGCGTTCTGGAAAAGATGCAGATCCACCCGCCCGAACCTGCCGATGAGAAAAGCGAGGCTGCCTGATGACCGACACTGCACCCGCACGCGACTCTGCACTGACACCTGCCGCGGCCGACCTGTTGCATCCGCCGCCGGCTTTGACGCCGGACCAGGCTCAAGCAAAGAAAGCTGAGCTGTTCGGCACTAAGGGCTTTGCCGAACGTGTCGCTCGCGGCGACCCGGAAGCCTCGAAGCTATGGCGCGAAGTAACCCGCGCGCTGCGTCCGCCCGTTGATCAATCGACCGCCGAAGGTCAGCAGTACGCGAAGAACATGGATTCCTTGGCGGTCCTTCGTGTGAGAGCCGATCTTAGCGACGAAGCTCTTGATTGGGCGGCTGCAAATGGTCCCGTTTCTCCGGCGGAAAAAGAAAAGGCGATTTTCGCCAAACAGCGTTTGTTCAAAGACAAGGCATGGGTGCGGCGGTATTTCGACGGCGACCGCGCCGCTAACAGTGAGATGGCGCTGATAAATATTACCCTTGGAAGTCGCGTGGGCTCGTTCCAGGAAATCGAGGACTTTAAAAAGGCGGCGGCAAAAAGATTGGCTGGCAGCAAATGAACGGCATGCCCAACGCCCTCAGAATCGCCGAACAACAATGGCGCTAAATAAATGAGATATCTTCTTGTCGCACTCGCACTGCTATTCGCCGAGCCGGCCTATGCTGCGTCAGTCTTTTCGCCATGCACGCAGAGCGGCCCGACGGCCGCGGAATGTGACCCGGTCAACACGGCCAACCCGATGCCCGATCAGCGGACGTCGGATTATCCCGTTGGCGCGACGCCGATCACCGGCAACGCCACCGGCACCACCGGTGCAGTTGTTGGCACGCTGACTGCGGTCGCTGGCAAAACCACTTCCATCTGCGGATTATCCATATCGGCACTTGGTGGCACGGCGACAATCGGTCCGGTCACGGTCGCCGGCCTGATCACAGCGAGCGCGGTCTATTACATGGCGTCGACTGCATCGGGCAATTTCCTGACGCAGACGTTCAGCCCGTGCATTCCTGCGTCGGCCGCGAACACAAATATCACCATCACAACAACGGCTGACGCCACAGCATCGAATGTCTCGGTCGTCTCATGGGGGTACAACAAATAATGACCGGACAGACCGCGGTGCTTCCGGCGAGACGGCCAGACTGGGGCGAGCTTAGCGCCGCGATGAAGGCGCTAAACGAGCAACAACAGGAATTTGTCTATCTATACGTGAGCGCGCCCCCTCGCAGGGGCAGCCTGGTCGAAGCTTACAGGCAAGCCGGATACGGCGAAGGCTCGACGCCGGCCAACCAGGCGAAGGGCGCGTGGCGCTTGCGCAATGACGAACGTGTGGCTGCAGCGATCCATGAAGAGACTAGAAAAATCATCCGCGGCGCATATCCAGTTGCTGCACAGGCATGGATCAATCTGCTCCACTCCCCTGATCATCGTGACCACGGGCGCGCCGTCATGGCTGGCATAGATCGCACTCTTCCCGTCGAAACAAAACATAACATCGAAGTTGTCCACTCGACCAAAGACTCGGACACGGAGGATGTCGAGCTATTGCGTAAATATCGCACGCAAGGCTGGACGCGCGATATGCTCATCAAGGTGTTCGGTGGCAACGGGCTTCCTCGCATCGAAGCGCTCGAAGCTGCTGATGTGGAGCGCCGCGCAATGGCGGCCAACGTAATCGAGGCAGAGGTTATGCCCGACCAACCGAAAGCCGCACCAAGCGACGAGCAGGCTTTCGACCCCGAGGATTTTTGATGGCAGACGAAGTTCCCGACCCGCAACGACTGATCAAGCTTGCACGGCAGACGCTCAGCTCGGCCGAGCGCCGGCAGAAATACCAGCGCATCGACTTTTTGGATACTACCTTCTGGTATTCGACCCAACTGCAGTTCTTTGCTGCCGGCTCAAGCGGCGTGCATCAGCGCCTGATTTACGGCGGCAATCAAGTTGGCAAAACGATTTGCTGCGCGGCTGAAGTATCTTGGCATGCTTCTGGAAATTACCCTTTCTGGTGGACCGGCAAGCGGTTCACCAAGCCGATAAGAATTTGGGTTGTTGGCGAGTCCGTCATCCTGGTTCGCGACACGCTGCAACGCCAGCTGTGCGGGGCGCAGGAATTCGGCACTGGGACAATCCCGCTGGAGGCCTTCGCCAAAAAGCCGATCATGGTCGCTGGCGGTATGCAGGCCGTCGACACGTTATTCATAACGCATAGAACCGACGGCAACGTCGACGGCGTGACGAGCTTGTCATTCAAGACCTTCGAACAGCGCCGGGAAAAGCTGCAATCAGAAACGGTTGACCTGATATGGGTCGACGAGAAGCCGTCCGAAGAGGTTTACAGCGAGCTGCTGGCCCGAACTTCCGCCACCGATGGCCACTTGATCGTCAGCTATACGCCAGTCGGCGCGGGCGGTGCTGCCGGTTTAACTTATCGGTTCCTGTCGGAGGCATCATCTGATCGTTCCACGCACCGGATTACCGGCGCCGAGGCGAAACACATCTCGGCGGAGCGGCGCGAGGAGCTCGGCGCCGGCTATAGTGATGCCGAGCGCGAAACTCGACTCGAAGGTACACCGCAGCTCGGCACCGGCCCGGTGTTCCCGCTCGAGCTGCTGCCCAGCCTGATCAAGACG